TGAAGGTGGTTTAATCCTTCCATTCAGACATGATGTTGAGGTTATAGGATCTCAAAACGCAGCACTTGATGCATCAAATTACTTGAATCATTTTAAGGAAAGAGTTGCAGTAGGACTCGGAGTTGCGCCACATCACCTTGGAATGAGCATGGGTGGTGGCAACAGATCTGCTTCAGAAAGATTAGATACAGCACTATACGATAAGATCAAACATTTCCAAAAGCAATTTGCTGAGATGGTAAGACTTAACGTTTTTAATGAATTATTATTTGAGGGCGGTTTTGATCCGTTAGTTAATCCAACTGAATCTTCTATATCAGACAGATGTTATTTTAAGTTCAACGAGATAGATGTTGATACTCAAGTTAAAAAAGAAACACATATAATACAAAAGTATGTAAACTCTCTTATAACCTTAGAAGAAGCAAGAATGAAAATTGGTGAAGATCCGCAAGTGGATAAAGAAGGTCTATTTATGTCGGCACAAGGTCAAGTCCAAATTGATGTCGGTTCCGCACAAGCAGATACTCAAGCAAAACTTCAAACCAGTAAAGATGTTGTAAAAGATGGAGACAAACAAACTCCAGCACCAAAAGGCCAAAGAAATATGCCTTCAAACAGAAAAGGCGCAGGCAATGTTATGAGACCACAAAATCAACAGGGTCGTTTAACCTCGCCTAATATTAAGAGATCAGATTCTGCCTGGGTTGGCATGGTTGAAAATCTTCTCGAAGAGCAGTATAATGTAGTGATAGTAGAAGATCAAGAACAACAAGAAAATGTGAATGAGGAAAAAAATGTCAATTAAAATAGTTTCAGATATATCAAAACAGTATCTCTTAAAAGAAGATGCAATTGAAGGATTCAAGATAGCAGTAGAAAATGGTCAAACACGTTTGGCTCTCCAAGTATTGGTAGATATCATTGATGGCATGATGGACATATTCAACTACGCCATGGAAGAAGTCTCAGAAGACGATGATATTATAGAAGTTCCGGTAACAGCATCTGCTTCTGCTCCAGCTGAAAAAGCTGTTGAGATAGCGGAGGTTATTGAAGCTGTTGAAAAAGTTGAAGATAAAAAAGTATCTCCAAAAAAAACAGCTGAAGTAAAAGAAGAACCTAAACAAATAGTAGAATAATGAAACTTATAATAGGATGTCCAATTTATAAAAGAGATTGGATTTTGCCAATCTGGTTTGCATCGCTCGAAAGACAATCTATTCCTCTGAATAAAATTGGTTTTATTTTTGAAACTTCACCAGACGATGAAGCAACTGTAAGAATGTTAAAATTATGGAGACAGTATCATCCTGAGATTCCTTTGTTTGAAATAAGGGAAAGAAATGATATACCTCACTATAATCACGAAGAAAACTCAAGACAGTGGACTATTTCAAAATATGAAAATATGGTCAATCTTAGAAACTCCCTTCTTTCAAGAGTAAGAGAACTTCAGCCTGATTATTATTTTAGTCTTGATTCTGACATAATACTAAAGAACCCAAATACATTAGAACTACTAATAGCACACGTTAATGATACAGCAGACGCAGTTAGTCCATTAATGTTTATGACTCCTTTTGATACAAAATATCCAAGTGTTATGAATTGGGCAGACGAAAAAGAGTTTAAAGGCTATAGAAAAAATAATTACCCCTTGGGAACTTATTTTAAATCTGATGTAATAATGGCAGCTAAAATGATGTCTAAAGACGTTTACAATAATGTTGACTACGAGATACACTCTCAGGGAGAAGACCTTGGTTGGTCAAAGAACGCAGCTTTAAAAGGTTATTCCTTATATTGTGCAAGTTATATATACGCTGCTCACATAATGCACGAGAATCTTTTGCCACAGTTTCAACAAATGGGTGACAAAAGAGAACTTATTACAATTTGAAAACTATATAAAAATATGATATCTTTATATAAAATTGTTTAATGTTATAAAAGTAAATTACTATATATTTCAGGCAATTGAATTATGCGTATATGGAGAACTTAATGAGTTTCGATTTTGTAGAAAATTTTACAGTTAAACTTCCAGATTTTTCAAAAATGGACTTTTCATTTAAGGAATCATCTGATTCTAATCAGGGCTTAATCATTGAGGTTGCAGCCATACATGAAGGTTTAACACGGAAACTATAATAATTATTCTGCAGAGGCTTTAGAAAAAGCTTTGCAGTCTTGGGTAGAGCCTTACCCTAAGCCAATCATTCTTAATCATGATCTTAACTCTGAGCCTATAGGTAGAGTTATGGCAGCAAGAATGGATAAGGAAGAAGATGGTTCATCCTTTGTTCGATTGCAGATTGCTATCACAGATCCAGTTGCTGTACAAAAAGTTATGGACAAGAGATACTTGACGGGATCAGTTGGAGGAAGAGCTGGAAAAGCAGTTTGTTCTATCAGTGGCGACGATCTTGCTAATCTTGACGAAAGCGGAAAGCCAAAAATGGCTCGCTTCAAAAGAGGTCAAGTTTACAAGGGTAAGCTTGCTTTCATCGATATGCAAGACATTTCTTTCAAGGAATACTCTTTTGTAAATCAGCCAGCAGACTCTAAGTCAAGTGTTAGAGCCGTTGCTGCACCAGGCTCAAATGCTATAGCAACATCTGATTCACAGTGGGTAGCAAGAAGCTCAGCTTTTGTTCTCAGCATGGATAAAGAAGATATTTTTTCTGTAGAAGAGAATCAATCACTTTTTGCTAATTTGAAAAGCAAAGAATCAAGACCAGTTTACCTGCATCTAAAAGGTGCGTTTCTTTCCGCTATGGCTATACAGGAAAGCGAAAATTACATTAATACTAATGATCCATTACTATCTGATGAGAATGATAATAAAGATGTCCATGAGGAGAATCTCACTATGAATGAAAACGTTAAGGATGAAGACATTTTGGCTACAGTAGAAGAACTAAGCCAAGATCTGTCAGCACTTTCTAATACAAGTGTTGAAGAGTCACAAGATCCAGAAACTGCAGAAACTCCTGAAGAAGGAGCTGAAGAGGTAGAAGAGTCACTTAAGACTGAAGAAGAAGTAACTGAAGAAAACGTTACAGATAAAAAAGATCTAGAAGATGATGCAGTTGATGCTCTCAAGAAGGCAAATGAAAAAATTGCTCAACTTGAAGCTCAAATTGCAAAAGACTCATCAGCAGCTTCTGATGAGCAACAGTCTACTGAAGTTACAGAAGAAGCAGAAGTACCTACTGAAGAAGTGGTTGATTCCGCCGATGCTGCAACAGAAGAAGAAACTCAAGCAACCGAAGAGTCTAATACGAATCTCACTGACGAAAAAGTAGTCTCTGAGCAAGATGTTGACGACGCTACAAAAAAACTTCAAGAGCTTGAAGAAGAAAACAAAAAACTCAAGAGCGCAATGCATAGAACTCTCGTAGAGAGAGTCGTTGATACAAAGATTGCAACTGGAATTGAGTCTCATGAACTTAGAGAAGAACTCATTGGAGAGCACTTAACACGTAGTGCTAATTCATTGGCTGATTCATTAAGAGATCTTGCAAAACTTCCAATGGCTAAATCAGCCAAGGGAACAATGCCAGAAATCAACTCTGAACTTACTGTCATTGAAGGTGAAGACAATGTCTACACTCTAGATAAGCAGGAAGATTTTGTTCAAGAAGATGAAATAAAAACTCCAGAGCAACTTTTTGTAGATGCTCTCATGGGTCGTCGTAAACTTTAATAATAATACAAGGAGAAAATTAAATGAGTTTAGCAAAATTTCGTAAGGTAGGAACCAAAACTGGTTCAGGCCGTTTCGTAGTTTCAGAGGGTATTGCTCCAGCAGCTTACCTTCTTCCAAGCCAAGGTCTTCCAACCTGGTACACAGACAGTGAAGACGATCGTTTCGAGATTGTCATTCCAAAGGGAACCATTCTTTCCGTAGTTGCAAATTCAACAACCGGTGACGCAATGGTAGTTCCTGCCAATGGTACTGCTAGTGCACAAGTATGGGGCGACACAATTTCTGGTTGGGACCCATTAGCAGGTGCAACTCCAACTACAACCCCATCAGGCGATGGAGTTACCGTTGGTGCAAGATCAGTTCCAATTGGTGTTGCACAGTACGACCTTTACCGTCCATTTGACAAGGGCACCTCACAGGGTGCAGGTTTCATTACTCATGGTTATGTAGAATATCCAATGGTTAGTGGAATTAACGCTGACGTTGCTATTGGTGACGTTGTTCGTTCGGATCACATGGGTCGCCCAGTAAAGGCAGCTGCTGCTAACTTCCTTAGCGGAAGCGATGTCTATTCTTACCTTCAAGTTGGTAAGGTCATAGAGGTAGAAAAGTTTGCAACCAACTTTGATGATGGCTTGCTTTCCTACATGCAACTTCCTTCGGACCCAGGTGCTTTGAAGACAGTATTTGAACTTACTCGTTCAGGTTCTTTCTCAGGCAAGCTTGGTATCCGCAGTAATTTGGATGTTACCAACGTAATTGGCGCATTCCGCGTTAATTTAACAATTTAATAAAATAGAATAAAGAAAAACACTAACAGAAGGAATAATCCTAAGATGAGCAAAACAATCCAAGAGCTCCTCTCGGGTCTCCCAGCTTGGGAAGCCGCGCTGGCCGAAGACGGACACATTGACGAGAACAATAGAGTAACAATTAAGGAAGCATTTGCATCGTCAGACGCAGCTGCCCTTTTCCCTAAGGTTATTTCACGTACTCTTAGAGAAGCAGCAGAACCACAATTATTGGTTACGCCACTTCTTTCAACGGTTCGTTTAGGAAAAGGACGCTCTTTGGAGTTTCCTGCAGTAAACGCAATTCAAGCTGCTGAGATCCCAGAAGGACAAGAATATCCAGAGCAGGCATTAGCCTTCGCAAAGCAGATTGAGGGCAAGGTATCCAAGAAGGGTGTCAAGCTTTCATTCACTGAAGAAGTCATTGCCGACTCATTATGGGACATTGTCGGTCTCCATGTAAGAGCTGCGGGACGCGCTATGGCACGTCTCAAGGAACAGATTGCATTGAGCCGTTTCAAAGATGCTGCAACTATAGCCTTTGACAATGACAGTGGTTCATACGATGATACAACCGGTCGTGACATCAATGGCGCTCTCAATTTGACCGTCACTTGGGATGACATCGTTGACATGGCTGCTGTACTCATGGCAGAAAAGCATGTTCCTACAGACTTTATACTTCACCCACTTATGTGGTCGATCTTCCTTAAGGATGCTATCTTCCACATGGGCGGTGCTGCATCTGCAGTCAACACCAGCTGGGGCTACCGTCCCGGAAACGTTGATGGTGCATTGAATGCAAGTGCACCAATGGGATTGAATGTTATTGTTTCACCTTTCGTAAGCTTCACAGCTAAGAGTGGTGCAACCGCAGCTAAGTCAGATCTTTTCTTGATCGACCGCAATGAGGTTGGAACCATTCTTGTCAAGGATGACATGAGCACAGATCAGTTTGATGATCCTAGCCGTGACATTCGTCAGATGAAGATGAAAGAGCGTTATGACATCGTAATGCTTGGTGACGGTGAGGGTATCACAGTTGCTAAGAACGTTAGACTCGCTCGCAACTACGAGGTTCAAGTTACTAACGAAATGTAATAATCTTAGGGTCCGTTATAGTTACGACACCCTAGTGACAGAGGAGTGGCTTTCGAGCCACTCCTCTGTTGTTATTATGGACTTAATTCGTTACTATATAAGATGAATATTATAAACAGGAGATAGATGTGTCGCTTCCTTTGATTGAATACGCTATTGTCGATAACAATATGGTTGTTATTAGATTTGGTAAGACCATAAAAATTTCTAGTCTTGCAAACGCTAACTTTGTAGTTCAGACAACCGACGCAACGCCTTCTAATTTGGCTAATCCATTTTTGCAAATAAATACAATTGCAGATTATAATCAAATTTCAAGAACACTAAAATTATATTGGGATACAGTTAGACAATCTGGTCAAGAATATAGAATTAGATTAATTAACTTTCTCGATGCTGCTAATGAGTCTATCACCGAAGAACAAATAGTTTTTTGCCAAGCAGAGTCAGCAACTCCATCTGAATTCAATTCTTATACAGCTCCTTTAATTCAAGAACTTCTAATAGAAGATCATTCTATTAGAACAGACGCTTTTACGACTGTTCAAATCCTTGCTAAGAATCCAAGATTTTACATAACTAGTATTGATCCAGAAAATGGAGAATTCTATTTAGACAATGCGTATAATAATGGAAGAGTTATTATATCTTTTAGCTCTAGACCTGCAAGCAACTTTTTAAATAATTCATATTTTAAAGTTCAAAGAAAGAAAATTCAATTTCAGCCAACAAGATGGGAGAACTTGTCCACCAATGTCTCTATGCATTCTTGGAAACCAGAAGTTTACGTAGATTTCCCATCTCTTGACGCTACACCGTCATACTACTCAGATAGCAAAGATTATTTTGAAACAGGATACAAATACAGAATAATAGTTTCTAAAGATATAGGCATTTAAAGTGGCTAATTTTATATATGGAAAAGCAAAACAATCTTTATTAAATGGTGAATTTAATATTTCTTCTGATTCTTTAAAAGTTCTTTTAGTTACAGACTCTTATGTTCCTAGTCAAAATACTGATCAGTTTGTTTCTAACATTTCTGGTTCTTATATAAAAGAAAGAACTTCTTCCTTAACGAATGTAACAAATATTTTGGGAGTAATAGACGCTGACGATGTAACTGTTGCACAATATAGTGGGTTAGCATTTAAGGCGTTAGTAATATATAAAGATTCTGGAACTGATTCAACTTCTAGACTTTTAGCATATATTGATACTGCAACCGGTATACCTTTTGCAGGTATTAATTCAGCAACAAACATTACTATAAACTGGAGCAATGGCTCAAATAAGATTATATCTTTATAAAGGTACGCAATATGGCAACTAGTTATCCAAGTTCTCTAGACAATTTTATTAATCCTACAGCAACAGATAGTTTAAGTTCTGGAGTAGTTCCTCACGCAGAGCAACACGCCAACCTTAATGACGCACTAGAAGCAGTGCAAACTGTTCTTGGAATCCTTCCAGCTGGCAGTTTTTTAACAATTAAAGACAGAATTGCTGCGTCAGAAGCTCTAAACGGCATGAGTGACGTTACTATTACATCTGTTGCAACAGGAAACGTGCTTAGATACAACGGCTCTAAGTGGGTCAATTATGCTGAAGCAAATTTAACCGACGGAGGAAATTGTTAAAATGGCTAATACAATCAGAATTAAAAGAAGGTCTAGCGCTGGAGCAGTTGGATCACCAGAAGGTCTTGCGAATGCAGAATTAGCATTTAATGAAGCTGATGATACACTTTATTATGGCAAAGGAACTGGTGGTGCAGGTGGCACTGCAACCAGTGTTCTAGCTATTGCTGGCCCCGGTGCCTATGTAGGCCTTTCCGGTACACAAACAATTACTGGAAATAAAACTTTCTCAGGCACTTTAGATCTTGGTTCTTCTGCAACCGCAACAACAAAAACGGCTAACAACAACTCAACAGCAGTAGCAACTACTGCATATGTAGACTCAGCAGTTAGTTCAGCTTCAAGCAGCTTTACGGTAGACGCAGATGAGGGCAGTGATCTAACCATTACTGGTTCAGACACTTTTAGAATAGCCGGTGGCACAGGCTTAACATCGGTGGCTTCTGCAACAGATATAATTACTTTAAACCTTGATAACACCGCAGTATCAGCAGGTTCATTTGGTTCTGCCTCATCGGTTGGAACTTTCACAGTTGACGCTCAAGGTCGTTTGACCGCAGCTGGTTCAACAACAATAGAAATTGCACTTGGAACAAATACTTCAGGAAACTATGTAGCAACAATAACTGGTGGAACTGGTGTTACTTCTTCTGCAGCAACAACAGGCGAGGGAACAACTCACTCATTGTCTATTGGTCAAGATGTAGCAACCTCTGCAAGCGTAACATTTGCAGGACTTACGCTTAATAGCGGAAGCATGGTTTTTGAAGGTGCAACCGCTAATGATCATGAAACAACCCTTGCTGTTACAGATCCAACCGCAGACCGCACAATTACGCTTCCAGATGCAACTGGTACAGTAGCGCTTACAAATAACAAGTTAGATGTTTTTGCAGCTACTTCATCATCAGAACTTCGTACAGTGATCTCTGATGAGACTGGTACTGGCGGACTTGTTTTTGCTGATACTCCAACACTTATAACGCCAAACATCGGTGCTGCTACTGGTACATCTCTTGTTCTTTCAGGTGACTTAACAGTTAACGGTACAACCACTACAATTAACTCAACTACTGTGACTATTGACGACAAGAACCTTGAGCTTGGTTCAAGCGCCTCTCCAACAGACGCAGGTGCTGATGGTGGCGGTATCACTCTTAAGGGTGATACGGATAAGACCTTTAACTGGGTTGATGCAACTGACGCATGGACTTCATCTGAAAACATGAACCTTCTAACTGGTAAGTCATTCTTAATTGCAGGAACTTCTGTACTTAATGGCACGACTCTTGGTTCAGGAGTAACTGCATCAAGCCTTACCTCGGTTGGCACGATTGCGACTGGTGTATGGAATGGTACGGCAATAGCCATAGCTAACGGTGGAACCGGCTCTACAGACGCTGGAGCAGCCCGTACGGCTCTTGGATTGGCAATTGGCACTGATGTACAGGCTTACAACTCTACACTCGCTGCAGTGGCTGGTGGAACGTATGCTGGCGATGATAGCATTACAACTATAGGAACTATTGCAGCTGGTACTTGGAATGGCACAGTAATTGGCTCAACTTATGGTGGAACCGGAGTAAATAATGGATCTAGCACCATTACTCTTGGTGGTAACCTTGTTACATCTGGCGCCCATGCTACTACGCTCACTACAACTGGCACTACAGGCGTAACTCTTCCAACAACTGGAACTCTTGCTACTTTAGCTGGATCTGAAAGTCTTACAAATAAGACAATTGATTCTTCTAATATAGGCGCAACAACTAAAGGCACAGGAGCTTTCACTACCTTAACATCAAACGGTGCTACAACATTTACTGCAGCAACAGCGTCTTCATCTTACACAACTGGTACTTTAGTTGTAACTGGTGGAGTTGGAATATCTGGAGCTCTTTATGGAAACAGTAGTGCATTGGAAGGCTTTGTAGTTGACGGTGGCACATTCTAATAAAAAGTGGTATAATACTATCTTTAAGCATGGAGTAGAATATGGCCATTAGTAGTGGAAATACATCAGGTACAAGAAAAAATAACGTACCAAATATAGTTGGAGATAAACCAGCAGTTGCCGACCCTAAATTAACGGCAGCTGAGTTTACTAAACGGAACTGTAACTAATACTGCTTTAAATGACGCAACCGCTGGGCAACCTTTATTAACAAGATTAGATGAGATCCTTTCTTCTAACCCTGCTGCCAATACTGTATATCCAAGAAAAGAAGCAGTAGGATATACTAAGTATAGTCCTTATTTCCCACCGTTCTTCCCGCCATTCTTCCCACCATATTTCCCACCATTCTTCCCACCATTCTTCCCACCATATTTCCCACCATTCTTCCCTCCATTCTTCCCACCATATTTCCCACCATATTTTCCACCATATTTCCCTCCATTCTTCCCACCATTCTTCCCACCATATTTCCCACCAGCCTTTAAGTAAGGAGTAGCAAATGGCTAATGTTATTAAAATAAAAAGATCAGCAACAGCTGCTGCAACTCCAAACACCTTGGAATATGGTGAGTTAGCAATAAATTATATAGATGAAAAATTATTTTATAAAAATGGATCTAACTTAATAAAAGAATTTTCCTTAAACCAAAGTTCAGGAATAAATGCTGGTGGGAATATAGATGCAGGAACTCCAATCGACGTTTTGCTAGAAGCTGAAGTTACTAATAATATAGTAATCCTATACGATGGAGGGGAAATTTAGTGGCAGCAATTATTCAATTTAAAAGAGGATTAGCAGCATCTTGGACATCAGCTAACCCCACACTTGCTGTTGGTGAATGTGGCTTTGAAACTGATACTAAAAAGTTAAAAATTGGAACTGGATCAATCGCTTGGACCTCTCTTCCATATTTTTCTGGAGACATATCAGGAGCTAATTTAAATGATCTTGGGGATGTAACCATCACATCAGCCACGGACGGCGACTTCCTCAGATGGAATGGGACAGCATGGATTAACGACGCAGTAAACCTTTCAACAGATACTGTTGGAAATTATGTTAGTTCACTTGTTGCCGGAACTGGAGTAACCCTTTCAAATAACTCAGGTGAGGGAGCAACTCCAACAATTGCAATTGGGCAATCTGTAGCGTCTGGTGATTCTCCAACATTTGCAGGTCTTACCATTAATGGCGCAAGTATTATTATTGAAGGTGCAACAGCAAACGATTTTGAAACAACACTAACCGTCGCTGATCCAACCGCAGACAGGACAGTTACGCTTCCAGATGCTACCGGTACGGTTGCTTTAGTCTCAGATCTTACTACTCATGCAGACTTAACGGAAGCACATGGTGCAACTGGTGCGGTAGTTGGTACAACGAACACCCAAACTCTCACCAACAAAACTCTCACATCTCCAAAAGTAAATGAAGATGTTGTACTGACTTCCACAGCAACCGAACTAAACATTCTTGACGGCGCGACTCTTTCAACAACCGAACTCAACTATGTTGACGGTGTAACGAGTGCTATTCAGGCGCAAATTGATGCAAAAGCACCATTAGCTTCACCAACTTTTACTGGCACCCCAACACTGCCAACTGGAACGATTGCAACTACACAAACCGCCGGCAATAATACAACTGCAATTGCAACAACTGCCTACGTAGATGCAGCTAATGCATTAAAGGCGAACCTTGAGAGTCCTACGTTTACAGGAACAGTTAGTGCAGCAGGTCTTACACTTTCTGGCGATTTAACAGTTAATGGTACAACTACAACAATTAATTCAACAACAATTACTGTTGACGATAAAAATATTGAGCTGGGGTCCGTCACTACGCCGACAGATGTAACAGCTGATGGTGGCGGCATCACCCTTAAAGGCACTACAGACAAGACGCTCACCTGGGTTGATGCAACTGATGCCTGGACATCTTCTGAAGATTTCAACTTGCTCACAGGTAAATCCTATGAAATCGATGGGACATCAGTCCTTAATGCCACTACACTTGGCTCAGCAGTTACTGGATCTTCACTTACCAGCGTTGGAACAATCGGTACAGGCACGTGGCAGGGTACGGCAGTAGCTGGCGCATACGGTGGTACAGGAGTAGCAAACACTGGCAAGACGATTACTCTTGCTGGTAATCTTACTACAACAGGCAATTTTAATATAACCCTTAATACAGTTTTAGGATCAAGTGTAACATTACCATCTACGGGAACTCTTGTTAACGAAGCAGTTACAACCTTATCTGGTCTTTCTTCTATCGGCACTATAACTACCGGCACCTGGAATGGTACGGCTATTGCTGGTCAATATGGCGGTACAGGTGTAAATAACTCAGGAAAAACAATTACGCTAGGTGGTAACCTCACAACTTCTGGCATGTATAGTACAACTCTTACAGTTACAGCTGGTACAAGCGTAACTTTACCAACTACTGGTACTTTGGCAACGTTAGATGGATCTGAAACTTTTACTAATAAAACTTTTACAAGCCCAGTAACCAATAGCCCAACTCTAACCCTTTCAACTTCATCGTCTACAACAGATGCTAGACTTTCTTGGGATAGTACCAATAAAAAATTGCAAGTTGGTAATGGAACAATAACATTAGACTTTGCTTCTTCTAACGTTATAACCAATGCTCAGGTAGCTAGCTACACACTAGTATTGGCGGACAAGGATAAGTTGGTAGAAGTAAGTAACGCCTCAGCTAATACCTTAACTGTTCCCTTGAACTCTTCTGTAGCTTTTCCTGTTGGAACGCAAATTACAATACTGCAAACAGGAGCCGGACAAACAACTATTACGGCAACTGGTGGAGTGACAATAAATGCTACACCAGGACTTAAGCTTAGAGCTCAATGGTCTTCTGTTACTTTAATTAAAAGAGCTACAGATACCTGGGTTGCACTAGGCGACTTGCAAGCTTAGTCTTTTTTGACGCACCAAAAAGTAGTAGAGCACCAACGATAACCACTAGTTATTTCCATGACTCCATGAGGAAAATCATCATTAGCTGGAAAACAAACAAATAATCCAGGTTCTGGCTTTATTAAAAGATCTTGATTTGGAAAGTATATTTCTCCGCCATCAAAATCGTCATTATAATAAAGAACCGAACTAATATCTCTTGATGGATGTCCAGCTCCTGTTTTAAAGCCAACCTTTTCATTTTGAGCGGATCCATGATCAAGATGCACTGGCATTGAATCACCAGTCTTCATCTCTACTACACTGGATAATCCCTCATCATAAACGCTACAATTAAAAGAAGTTTCTATAATATTTTTTATTTTACTATAGTAGACTTCAAGCAAATTGGGCAACGTTTCACTTCCGTTTCCAGTATATACTCCATATGGAGAATATCCTGTTTCATCAAGTATAACTGGGGTATTTTTTAAATAAAATGTAATTTGTTCTGAATCTTTTTTATCTAAAATATTTTTTATAATATAAATCTTGTTCATTTTATTTTAACCTACAGTATCATCTGTTTCATTAACGAAAATCCAGTATCTAGAAAAAATTCTTTGGCCAGGAGTAAAACCACCTTTTACCGCATGAATCATGTAGCTTAAGTCTACAATTAACAAATCGCCATTAGACCACTCCCACCAATTTTGAATATTTACATTATTCTCTACTTGTTCTTTATACCAGGCAAGAATTTCATTAAATAATTTAATGTCTTTTTTTGATGGATTTTCTTTATTCACAGAATAAAGAAAATCTTCATAAATGGGATAGCTTGGAGAAAGTCTAATAATTTTTTCATCTTTAATTCTATGATTTTGTATACATTTTCTTGGTAAAATATATTTACCTTCAGTCATTACGTCGCACACGTCTAAGAAAGATTTCCATTCAACAGGCATTTCGTTATACAAATCAATTGCACTTACAAAACCTGTATTTCCTACACCTGTCTCACATTCAAAAGACAACATATTCCAAGAAGCTGCTACCTGAGGGTGTTCTTTTTTAACGTGTTCTAGATGCCACGGAATAAAAATTTCATTTTTAGACATTAATTTAATATTTTTATCAAAAGTAAAAGAATGATCTTCGTTGTCTTGTGAAGAAACATAATTGCAATTTAATTTTTTAGCAAATAATTTAGTAATTTTTTCCTGCTCAAAAATGTCAAAAAAACTTCTCCTAAAACATACTAAACCATATTTTAAAAATAAACTAAAGTACTTATCAATATTTTTTTCAATATCATCAAATGATAATTCATCCATATAAGCCTGTTTAATCATTTATAAAACCTTAGTTATTGTATAAAAAGATGGTGTAGTATATCTTTCTCCCGAGATAATACACTTTACACCGTGAAGGTAATTAACGTCCCCAGGGTGAGCAACCGCTAAGCCTGGTTCCGGCTTTACGATTAAATCGTAATCTGGATAGTACAGCTCTCCACCTTCAAAGTCATCATTATAGTAAATTAAAGAATTTATATCATACGTAGGAAAAGGATTAGGTCTTCCATCATTCATCTGTTTGTCGGCATGAGGTCTCTGCTCCATGCCAGGACGCCATTTTATTATCACTGGTGGTCTTGTCGATAATTCTACTTTAAAAGAATCTTCTAAACATTTTTTCATTTTTTGAATATATTTTTCTATAATATTATAGATGTCAATATTAATTCTTTCAAGTATGTCCCAGCTGCATTGTCTATCAGACCAATAAGAAGCATCGTATGTGCAGGTTCCATCTTCGGCATACTGATTTTCCCCTGCATCCATCCATTCAGAAATTGTAGGTAAAAACTTTTGTATAATTTTAAGATCTTCTAAGTCAACAAAATTTTTATATAATTTAATGTTGTTAATTTCTTTCCCAAAGTGCCCTGGTTTTATTAGAGATTCATCCATTTTATTACTCCAATGTAGCTTGATTTACCCTGTACCCTGTGCTATATTATATCATAACAAAAAGTCCGATTAGTATTGAGGAAAAAATGGAAATTTATAATGTAGAAGATCCAAAATTTGGTATAATTTTATATAGAGATGTAATGTCAGAAGACCTTAATCTCGTTAATCGATTAGAAGAAACTCTAAAAGATAGTGATCATGAATATTTTAAATGGAATACCGCTACGGTTGGGTATAATACGCCTATGCCTGATTATAGAGATTGCGTTGACCTAAAAGTTGGTCCAGCCCATTGGCCTCATCTTCCTGAGAATTTAAAGGAAATTAAAAATATTTACGATGATACAGACGCAATATTAAAAAAGTGTCTAGCAGATTATGAAGCTAGATATAATTTTAAAATGGAATTTATGGAATCTATCAACTTTGTAAGATATGAAGTCGGACAACATTTCTCAGTTCACACTGATCACGGTTTTTCATATACATGTACCCTTTCTTCTCTAGTATATCTAAATGACGACTATGAAGGGGGAGAACTCTGGTTTCCTTATATTGACTTAAAATTTAAACCCAAAAAAGGGGACGTGCTCTTTTTCCCATCAACTTATATATTCGCCCACGGAGCGATGCCGGTAACTGAAGGAATTAAATATTCTGCTGTTACCATGTTTGATTATAAAGATAACAATAAAGAATATCATCAAGCACTAAATACTAGCGATGAAACTAAGGAAGAATCTGGAGTTACCCTTAAAAAACTTTAAGATGACTAAAATAACTTTAACTAAAACTCATCAAAATCCACCAAAAATTAGTCAGTCTAGATTAAAAAGAGATTGGATGGATGAAACTTACAACAAACATGCTTACCGTTGTCTGCCTATGTCAGCTGCCAACGTTAATGGTTGGGAATTAATTCTTCAACAAGATGTTGTTATTCAATGGGATGGTGGAAATACTGTTCCTAGAGTTTTAGAGGGTGAGTTCTTGGATGGAAGACCAATCGTGATCCCTTCGATAATAGGGATTATTTCCTTTGCTACGGGATGGGCTATTAATACAGAGGAAAGTTACGACACTTGGGTAACCGGATCTCCTAATTATTTTATTGATGGAGCATCACCTTTGTCTGCCTCAATACCTAGTTCTTGGTGGCCTGATGAATTCAATATGAACTGGAAGATAACTAAGATTGGTGAACCAGTTAAATTTGAAGCAGGAATGCCGTTTATGTTTTTTAATATTTATAAAAATGATCTCTTAGAAAATGCAAAATTAGTAGTTGAAAACCTTTGGGATAAACCAGAACTAATGGCTAAACGTCAATCATACGGGGACGCAAAAATGAAGAAGCTTCACGAACAACCATGGACCTGGATGAACGGGATAAGAACCGGTTTAGACGAAAATGGCAATTCCATAGGTCCGAAAAATGATGGGTTATTAAAGCTAAAGGAACCATGTTCCAATTAGTTAATGATTATATCTCATTACTATAATATAATAATCTAAAAGTTTTAATCACAAAGTAGGGTAGTTTCATATGAATTTTTCAAATGTTTCAAAAGAACAAAAATTAGAAATTTATAACAAAAGAATAAACATAATAGAGCATGAAATACTTTCTAGAGTATTAGAAATAGGAATGGATCCTGATTTTTTTGATCCCAATGAATTTATCAATTCTTTTGAATCAATAGATAAATCAGTTGATAATTACAATATACAAACATTTATTAATGATTCTGTTCTTTCTTATTTGTCTATAAAAAATAAAATTAATCTACTAGAAAAAGAAGAAGATGGAATTTAAACTTTCTTCAAAAGAAAAATTATCAGTTTACAAACAAACAAGAAAATCTTTTGAAATGGACTTAGTTCAAAGACTTTGTGCAGTAGGAATAGACCCAGAAGACTTTAATGCAGAAGAGTTTATTCCAGAAGAAGATAGAATGTCACATTTTTATATTAAAGAATTGCTTTTAAAAATTGAAAAAGTAGAAGAAAAAATATTACAATTTGAAATAATTGTAAAGTCAGAGGAAGAGTAAATTTTAAATGATCTATAAAAATACAGAAGATTATGACCCATCTCTTTATGGTTGCTATGCCGTAACCAATATTAAAGAAGATTTTAAAATTTATACAGTTCACCCAAGCGGCTTAAAGGAGTATGAACAATATGACGTCTATGATATAGGGAATAAAACTTTAATAGCTTTTACTAAAATCTACACTTTAGCGGCAGAGTTTACTCTTAAAATTATTTCAGAAAATAACTCTGAAGATATAAACGCAGAAACATTTGAGGCTCTTGACGATATTCTTTCTGGTGAATATAATAAAAATGTTCACACATTCATATTGCACAACTCAGTTGGTCTCATATCTAAGGAAGAGCATGGTGAGTGGCTTGGTTCTGCAATGGATCCTAAAAGAAGGTGCGATGTGATAGATGATCACTATATTTCTATGCCTTTTTTAGATGCAAACAAAGAAAATGCTTCTGATATTTTAGATAGAACTTATTTAGGTAACGATACAGTCATAGGGTGGCAATTGGTTCTTCCGTCTATGTCTAACTTATACATAGCTAAGTTAACTCATGGTGAGATGAATGATAGGGCATATAAAGATTGGCCGGGAAGAGTTTTTATGTCTCAAACTTTTCCGCACATATTAAAAATGGCATATCAATGGGCAGCGCTTGCTAATGAGCCATGGAATTCTAATGATACAATAGCCCTAAAGTGTAAGGCAGCTTTTGATGACTGGGATATCCCAGAAGACGCGCTTCAAGAAATAGTCAGCTACCAGCCAAGCACAGTGCTTGAATACTATTTTAATGGAGATGAAAATCCAAGACAATCAATAAATGAACCTTCAGAAATTTCACCAAAGTTCAAGCAGTGGTTTATGTCGAAGATAAGATATAAAACTCTTTATTCATTAAATAATAATTATCCATTAGAAATAGAAATTCCTTCTTCTATGTTAAATAAAGAAAATGAATTCTTTCAAACTATTGTAAGTGATTTTCTATTAGAAAATGCTCTAGATCCAGATACAACTTCATGCGTTGATATATTAAAAATTATTTATGAATCTCCAGGTTATGAACAACTTAAACATAAAAATAACAGTGTAGATAATGTAATAATAAAATATTTTAGTTTTCTTGAAAAAGAAGAAAGAGAATTAGTAAAAGAATATATTTTTTCAACTACAAAACCAATGGGTTTTTCTGAATAAAATAAATAGTATTATTATTGATACTATATAATTAGTAGAAAGAATTTAGTAGATAAATTGTTGGTAAAAGATAATTCATTAAACGACAGCTTGTATAATCAGATATTAAATGATTCATCTTTTTTTCCTGAACTAATGAATCATGGAGAAAAAATAGCAGAACATCTAAATTCATACCACAATGAGAAAAGTGATTGCTTCGCCCCATATATGTTTTGGGATGGTTGGTGGAGAACTCCAGCTAACACGTTAAAGAAAAAAGTTATTCAATCTCTATGGGAAGATTTAATGATTTGGAATCTAGATGATATTCTGGGATTTGAGTATTGGACAAGGACTTATCTTCCAGGACAATACTTAGATGTTCATGTGGATGAAGACACATTCCTTTACTCAGAGTCAAAAATTTTTACTGGACCAATATATGGTTGTGTTTTTTATGGTAAAGAAAATAAAGATGGTGGATTTTTAGAAATACACAAAAAAGCATTAGAAGATGGCAAAAAAAATATACTAGAAAAAAAATATATTAAAAAATATATATCTTTAAAAAAAGATAGAGAAAAAATAAGCTACAAAGGAAATAGGGCTATTTTTTTTGACGCTGGCCATGTGTTACATAACACTGTAGGGTCAAAATCTGGTATAAGGCAAGTTCTTGTTATTAACATTTGGCATAAAGACAATCCGCCCTTAGCGTTATCTAATGGAAGTTTTTTCTACGAATAAAAATATTATTATATGGTATAATTATTATATGACTCAAGTAAATAATCCATTAGACATTTTAGGAAAATGGACACTATCTGTAAATACCCCATTTGGCGAAGAAGATTACGCATTGAATATAGAGGCAACAAATTCTTTTTTTTCCGGATCAGTGTCTCACGAAAAAGGCTCTTCAGTAATCTATGATGCTAGTTTTGTAGATAATACTTTTCATTGTTTTGTGCAAACAGAATTTCCTATTAAAACAACCGTATCAATAACTGCAGATCTAATAGAAAATAATAAAATAGCTGGAATATTAGAGATGGACCAGTATCTAACGACTTCATTTATTGGAGTTAAATGATGTCTTTTTACAATTTTTCAGCTTCTTCAATACATGGAAGAGAAGATTATCTTTCTGAATTTAAAGGCAAGATAACATTAGTCGTAAATATAGCCAGCAAATTTGGTTATGAACCCCAGTGTTCAAAATTATGGTCATACGCAAGAACATGTAGACAACTTGGACAATTGCAGTCCGTACATGAGGAGTTTAGCGATAGAGGTTTTTCTGTATTAGCATTCCCTTGCAATCAGTTTGGATCAATGGATCCTGGTACTAATGAAGAAATAGCAGATTTTATTAAACAAAATTATTCTTTTGTTACTTTTCCTATTTTTGAAAAAGTTGAAGTAAATGGAAAAAATGAACACGAAGCCTTTGCCTTTCTTAAGGGTTATGAAAAAAGAGCTTATTCAGACTTTGCAGCAGACGGTAGTGAAGAGGCTCAAAAGGGTCAAAACCTAGCAGGCCAAGCAATGGCAAGAATCTCCCATAACTATGAAAAGTTTTTAATTAGCAGAGATGGAATGATGATATCTAGGTTTAACTGGCAAGACATGCCATTAGATGAAACTCCTAGAATTCAAGGTGCAGGGTGGACCATTAGGCAAGCTATAGATGAGGTATTGGGATAATGGAAGATAGTAGTTCTTTTTTTAAAAAAGATGAATCAAGAATGAGCAGTACTGCATATCCGGTATCGCCTAAGTTTAATGAATCAACAATAAAAGAAATAGCGGATTTCGAAACAGAAGAATTAGCACCTGGTATAGTCGTGATTAGAAATGCATTTAAAATAGATCAAGATTTAGTTCTTAGCCATATAGATTCAAGAGCTGAAGAAGCACATAAAAATAGATGGTCATACAAAGAAATAGATGGCGTTACATATGGAATTAATGAAGACGGATTTAAATATAGAATGGAAGATGTTCCAGCAGCTCCAGTGAGAATATTAGATCCAGTAAACCCTAAGACTGAAGAAGAAGTAAAAAATTTCTTTATTTATTTAGAAGATCAAATATACAAAGGTTTAATTAAATACATAGATCATTACCCATTAATG